ACATAAAGAGCAGTTTTCCACAGCGTGTACCAAAGGACATCTGATTGTTGCTCACCCCTGCCTTGCGTCTCCACATATTCATTATAGCAATAAAAAAGCACCTGTGAGGTGCTAGTGGACAGTTTGGCTACTGGTTGTTTAGGTAACCAGCGACTTGCATTCCTGGTTCATCATAGAACCACGAGATCGACACGTCCTCGAACATCTGACGCAATGCGTAGAATATCTCTTCGGGTGGTGACCACGCAGTCTCAAACTCACACTCCAAAGAATTGGAATCGTGATGTTCACACTCTACTTCGCTTAGTTCCCACTTCGTACCCCAGTTGGCAAGATTCCAGGAATACCATCTGTCATCATTTGTGCCATCTGGAAAATCGTACGTCTTGTAAAACACTTCACCAGTCTTAGGGGATTTCATCTCCCTTAATACTGGTAACTCACCTTGGTCATTAGGTGTGGTCTTCCAATCGGGTGCTGGTACAATAGTGTTAAATGGTTCATCAGATTCAAAAATGCTTTTGAGTTTGCTGATGTCCTGCTCATTGTCTGAATAGAACGAAACACGGTTTTGGCACCAGTTTGGCATAGACTCTCCTTTTATTACTCTTTAATTATAGCACATCAGCAGTCCACGTCAGATCAGATCAGACACTTGTTCAACTGTCACTTTGTCGCAGCCACTGGGTGCCGTGGTGTTATAGTATAGTACTATATCTTCAATTGTCTTACTTGTGAATTCATTGTATAGATTATCTAATACCTTCTGGTAGTCTATTCCAGGTGTACTCTCTACTAGTTTAGCCATCCTGGTAGCTACTAATTTCTTAACCAAATCCTTTTTAGTGTGAGTCATTGTTAATGGTAAACTCTACAGCATACCCTATTAATGTTATTAAACTTAAAAGGAAGACTTATTAGAAATTGATTTAATTTAATTCCTCAAAACCGACAATTTCGACGTTTTCAGGTTTTTCAATCTCTAGTAAATCTTCCCAATCCCACAGGGTTGGGTCGTCTTCTAATGTCAGGTCTAAGGTAATTCTGTAACGTGTAGTTTCAGAAGGTGCAACCTCGATGTGAGGTATACTAATAAAATTCCTTAGACCTGACATATAAAAGAAACCAATGCTTTGAGTATTTATGCGAACTGTTGCCAGTCCCCTCTGTACTCAACTTCTCCCTGGGGTGTGGAAACGAACCAATCAAACTGTCTTTGGAACAACCCGTAGCCAAGCACATCTCTAAGGATTTCATTTAGGATCTGCTTGGTTGTTACGGTCCAGTACCCACAGTTGTTGATTGAAACGTTGGACCTTCCACTTGCAATTGTTGCGATGTGGTGCCCGTGAAACCTAACCTCGACTCCTTCGTCAGTGTGTCTTACTGATCTGTTACCCTTGGCAAACGATGTGCCGTACTGGATTGCAGATAGGAGTTGAGCATCAATCTTTCTCATATGGAATAGGTAGGTCTGGTGGTGTTGACTCTTCTATTATAGTCTCTCCCGCTTCAATATCAAACGTGTTTGTGCCACTTTGTGAACTGGTTTCCACTGGCTGCTGGAAATTGATATCATCCTCACCGATGACCACAGCTCCTTCGGGCATTGTGCTACCTTGGAAAGCGTCCCAACCCCTATTGAGCATATGCGGGTTTTGCTCTAGTCTAGATTCAACCTTGAGATTACCAGATTTAATACGATCATTAATAAACCTACCAATAGATGCATCCTCCCTCTCTATGGTAGCAGTTACCTCTTCTACCAGTTCTTCCTCTTCATCTCGGTCCTGTTCACCTTCTAGTCTACCACTGAGCTCCATAAAGGATGATTGAAATTCCTCTAAGTCTTCACATTTGTAAGAATATTGGACATTTAGGTTAGATTTGTATGTAATTTTAACATAATTATGGTCAAAATCTAACTCCAAATACTCAATCGCACTGGATGGTACTTCTCTGTAACCTACTAAACTGGTTAATTCAGGCATTTTAGTAATTATTTAATTCTATTATAACTTATTATTCTTAAAAAGTCAACTTTTTAACTTTTTGAGTTTCGTAATTTCCGAATTGTTACACTTTTTGAAGTTTCTGAGGTTTTTGGTTGACAAATGCTAGACTGCGGGCTAAGACCCCCAAATCTCTGCACATTAACCGAGAGATAGAACACTTAGGTATGGTTTATTTAACATTTAATTAAATGGTTAGTTTTCCACACGTTTTCCACAGGTTATCCACAGGGTTGTGGAAAACTAACTGTCATACTAAGGGGAGCTAGGCACGGAGTCAAATGGTAATCTCTTCTTATCCTCTAGTAAACTGAGTTGTCTGTCCACCTCTACCTTCAATGACACTAGATGTCCCTCTAGGTATTGTTCCCACTCATTACCCTTGAACAAATCACCTAGATGTAGTAGATGTTCTTGTGCAAAGTATAGTTTAGTCTGTTCATTTAACACGTAGTTCACCCTCTGCTAGTTGTGTTGTTGATAGTAATAGTTTGTTGGTCTGTTTAACTGTCTTACCATTGGGTGACTTAAACTCTAGGATTAATCTCCTGTTGTTGATGTCATTACCGATGATAGTATAGAATTTACCACTACGATGTCCACCTGCTCCTCCACCTACCATTGTACCAGTTGACATAATTGCTGGTGCTGTTAGTAAACAAAAGGGGCCAGTAAAGGCACAACTACCTAATCCTACTAACATTCCACCACCTGTACCTGCTACTGCTCCTACTGCTGCACCACCAACGGAGAATTCTTGTTTCTCTGTTGTCCATTGTACTACTGTTGTGATATGTCCCATTGGATGTATGACACCTGTATCATTAATGATAACATCACAAGGTTTCCACTTCTCCTCTACATACTCACCATCATCTTCCAACACGAGGCACGTTGGACTTTTAGTTGCACGTTTTTGTACACCTGTTAATGGACGTGAACCTGGTCGTATACTATCTGCTAATGTTGGTGTTAACATTGTTGATAGTAGGGCTAGTACCAATAGACTAGTCTTCTTCATTGTCCTCTTTAAATGAAACGATGTTGTTAGTTTTGTTGAGTAGTAGTGTCCATAACCACACTAGTGCTAATACTAGTACGAGTAGTTCAAAGACTGGCGTTGGTAACATTATCCTAGTGCATCAAGATCAGATATCTGTTGAGGTACTGGTTTATGTGCCTTAAACTGATCGTGATTACCGTCACCAGGCATTTTACCATAAGCAACATACTCAATTGCTTGTATGCTCCCTTCGAGTCTATCCAAATCTCTGTCTAATTTCACATACTCTAGATGTGCTTCTTCCAGTTCCACTTGTCTCATTTCAAGTTGTGTTTGTCTCTTCGTGAAGCGAGCTAACAACTTTTCATAGGATTCAACTTCTTTCATTGTGTTATACCAAAGGTAGATTATTTAGGTTGAGTACAGGATGATTGAAATGTGTTTATCAGTTCTTGTGACATATGACGGTAGCCACTACCAACATAGACCTGACCGCCGACGACCGCAACCGCACACACAGCCCAAAACCAATAGTACCACTGAGTCTTTATCTGGTGTTCATTTTTCATAATAAAGTCGAAGATATGTTATTATACCATACGGGTGGGGATGTGTAAACCTCGGTATAAATACTCGTTTACAGATGGTTAAGAAACTAGTGTGTAACAGGGATCCAGGACATAAATAGTAGTAGAATGAGCGAGGTTCAATGAATCCAAACTTCCTTGTTATGAGGATCATTCACTTAGAGGTTAAACATTTATGTTAAATCACAACGTCATCAGCAGTAATCAATTAGCAGATTGGAAAGAATCAACTGAGTCTGTCTACGAAGTGGACAATCATCTCAATAACTATTACGAGTGTATAATTGAAGCTGGTGATGATACGTACACTGCACGACGTTGCAGTAGAATGCTACAGTAAGTTAGTCCAGTTAACATACCGCCCACGAAACCCCTCGACAGAGGGGTTTTTTAATGTTATAATATACGTTAGCGTGGCTATAAAAATGGGATGTAAAAACTGTGACAATGTGTCGCTAGAGGACTACGAGAATGCTATGTTTGCTCATTTAATAACAGAGCGAAATGGAAAGTGGTATGTTCGCACAGATAGTGGTATAATAAAGGAGTTCACATCACACACATCAGCCAAGGAGTTTATCTTTATGGGAGGAGTACAAGATGGAAATGGATAAGCAACTGGATCCTAAAATAATGGAGAACAGAGCACACCATCAAGAGGTGCGTGAGTTCTGTGATCCTGATGAACGTGGTCAAAGACGTGAGGTGATCAAGCATTACACTGAAGGTGGCATTGATACATTCATTCGTGAGTATCCTAAGCACGCACCTGATAAGTTCTGTGATTTATTGATGGGATATGCTGATAGTCTCAAGGATCGTAAGATTGCAAACGAAAGAACACCTGAAATAACAGCCAGTGGTAGTGGTGCAGGTGAATTTAATCGTAAAGACTTCTTCTTCTTTCTTACTGAGGGTACATCACCCAACCTACGCAATACTATGTTGACTGGTTGGTCTAAACTAGCATCACAATATTATATTGATGAGTTCAGTCAATTAGGTGCAAATGATTTCTGGATGAGTGCTGCTAAGGTACAAATAACAAATCCATCCGAGGGATTTCACGGATGGCACTATGATAATAGTGGGTTCTTTGTTGGTCTACGTGAGTTTGTATTCATTACATACTTAAATGATGTACCTGCTGGTGGTGAAACTGAGTTCTTGTATCAAGGTATCAGAATTGCACCAAAGAAAGGAACTACAGTTATATTTCCAGCATCCTACACACATATGCACCGTGGTAATCCACCACTAGGATCTACAAAGTATATTGCTACAACGTGGGCTAGTAGACTACCACGTATTGATGCAGAGACACAAGGACGTGATGAAGTAGAATGTATTGCACCTATGGAAAACGTTGTACAATACTATAAGAAGAATTAACCATTAAAAAGAGGACTATTTCTAGTCCTCTATAAATTTCCTTGGATTAATCATA